CCCAGGGTGTTGACCGCGGAGCCTCCGCCGTCGATGGTCATGTCTGTCACCTCGCCGGGCATCTGCAGCGTGAGCAGCGTGACCCCGGAGGCCGTGCCAGCGATCTTGGTGGCGCCCCGGCCCGCTCCCCGCAGGATCATGTACCCCGTCGACTGGGCTGGCGTGGCGACGGCGCTGGTCACCTTGTAGGTCCCGGCCGGGAAGTAGACGATTCCCCCTCCGGCGGTCCCGCAGGCGCTGATGGCGTTCTTGATGGCGGTGGTGTCGTCCGTGGTACCGTCGCCTACGGCTCCGTAGTCTCCGACGTTGTACTGTGCGACCAGGGTCACTGTCTCTCCTGTGCTGGAAGTTGGCTTCACGAGAATCGTACCGGAGTGATTTCCGGCGGATGGTAGCCTGTTGCCATGACTGACCAGGTAGCGCTCGTAGATGACCTGAACGCCAGGGCGGCCGTGCTCGCCAAGGCCAATCCCCCCTCGCGCGTGATCGCGACGACCGCTCTGGGCTTCTTCATGGCCATCGGGTTCGTGATCGGCCGCGCATGGCTAGGGCTGGCGCACGTCATCAGCTTCCTGGCTCTCGCCATCCGCCAGGGCTACTGGGCGGGCATCAAGGCCGAGCTCCAGCCTAAGCAGCCGCCGCAGCAGTAAGCAATCTAGCCCTTAGGCTTGCACAACCTGTAGTCTTGACTTAGTCGCTAAGGCCGTCATGCGGAGCTAGCACCCCAACCGAAGGGTGTTCTCTGCCGTGGGCCTAATCGAAAGCGTCAGGGCTTCCGCCGGGCTTGAGCGGCGAGCGATCGGCGGCGTGCCATGGCAGCCGTGGACTTCCCCGTTCATGCGCTTTGACGCCGGCGGCCCGATTCACCCGACTAAGGTTTTCTACGGCCAGGACGAGGCGCTCGGCCTCCCGGCTTTCTACGCAGGCGTCAAGCTCATCTCCGACGCCGTGGCCTCGCTTCCCCTTGAGGTGTTCCAGGAGTACCGCGACGGCCCTTCCATGCGGCATAACCGGTGGTGGGGCCCGACGATCTTTGACCAGCCGACGGTCCTGGGCACTCAGTTCGACTGGCTTTTCCAGTGCATGATGTCCCTTCTCGTGCACGGCAATGCGTGGGGGATCATCACCGGCAAGGACGGGTACGGATTCCCGACGGCCATCGAATGGGTTCCTTCCGACGAGGTCTACGTCGAAGAGGCCGCGTCCCACATGGACTTCAACCGTATGCACTCCAAGGTGTACCTCGGTGGCCGGGAGATGAAGTGGTTCGGCCCTGATTCCGAGCTGTTCCACATCCCCGCGTTCCAGCCGGCCGGGCGCGTCCAGGGACTCTCGCCGCTGCGCCAGTTCGCCCTGACGTTCACCGCGGGCCAGGCTTCGCAGCGCTACGGCACCAGCTGGTATGAGTCGGGCGGCTTCCCGCCAGGGACCTTCCAGAACAACGAGATCGAGATCGACGCTGAGCAGGCCGCGGCCATCCGCAAGGAGCTGGTGACGAGCCTCCGGCGCCGGGAGCCACTGGTCTACGGCCGGGACTGGGACTACAAGCCCGTCACCGTGCCGCCGTCAGAGGCCCAGTTCATCGACGCCATGCAGCTCACGGCCACGCACATCGCCGTGATCCTGAACCTGCCCCCAGACCGCGTCGGCGGCACGCGCGGGGACAGCCTGACCTACTCGACGGCCGAGCAGAGCACACTGCAGATCATTGAGGCCCTCCGCCCGTGGCTAGCGAGGCTAGAGCAGGCATTCAACAAGATACTGCCTAACAAGCGCGTCACTAGGTTCAACACCGACGCCCTCCTCAAGACCGACCTTGAGTCGCGCATGAACATCTTCCAGATCGCCAGGAACATCGGCGTCCTGACCGCCGACGAGATCCGCGAAGAGCTGGGACGCCCGCCGCTGCCAATGGGCCTGGGCGCCGAGGCGCTGCCGCTGACCCTGATGAACGCCATGGGCACGCGCGCCGGGGCCATCCCCAAGAGCCTCATGAAGGCCGTCGTCCTGGAAATGGACATCGCCGCGGACAGGCTGATCAAGCTAGAGAAGACCATGATCAAGCAGAACCTGCCGTCGGTCACCAATCCCGTCCCCGGCGAGCCTCACCAGCAGCAGGGACAGCAGGGCGCCATTCCAGGTCAGGGCGACGTCGGCGCGCAGCCGGTTCACGGGTGGCCCGTCGCGAATCAGCAGGGCCAGGCGTCGGCCCCGGCCAATGGCCAGCAGACTTCGGCCATGATGCCGATCGGGAAGCCGAATGCGCCGCTGCCGCTAACCCAGGACCCGGCCTCGTTCCTCGCGTCGCTGATCACCGTGACGCGGGACATGAACCAGCCGTACGAAGTGCGCCAGGAAGCCCAGGCCCTCTGGGTCGCCATCCTGGACCGGTGGGACACGGTAATGAAGAAGGACGGGGCCAGCGAAACGGTGAGTGCAAGTGACGTACTCGCACCATGGGTCCCGACCAAGACCGCTAACGAGCTCATCGTGAGCCTTAACGGGAGTCACTGAGTGTTGCCTGACAAGCTCCCAGCTCCTACCGTGGATAGAGAAGTGGGTCACGAGGCCCCGAAAGAGAGGAAAGCCGGATGGCACTCCTAAGCTCCAAGGAGCGGGGAAACCTCGCGGACTCCGACTTCGCTCACGTCGAGCCGGGCCACGCGGAAAATGGCAAGACGCCGGACAAGTTCCGGCACTTCCCGATTCACGACGCCGCGCACGTGCGCAACGCCCTTGCCCGGATCGCCCAGGGCGCCCGCTTCGGCGACCAGGCCAAGCCCAAGGTGCTAGCCGCGGCCAAGAAGTTCGGCATTGAGCACGACGCCTCCGCCGACACCGGCCGGTCCCTGGAAAGCCTCACTCCTGAGCTGCGGTTCGTCTACGCCTCGCCGGAATTCGAGGTGCGCAGCATTGACGGCGTCGACCACCCGCACATCACCGGTTACGCAGCCATGTTCGGCAAGCGCTCCCGGCGGCTGGGCGGATTCCACGAGGTCGTCAACCCCACCGCTTTCTCCCAGGCTGAGGCCGGGGGCTATGAGGGCGTCGTCTGCCGGTACAATCACAAGGACGACATGGTCCTCGGGACTACCCGCGGCGGGACGCTCGAAATGCGCGCCGACGACAAGGGCCTGTTCTACGACGTGAATCCCCCGCGGCACCGCGCCGACGTCATGGAGCTCGTGCAGCGCCGGGACGTCCAGTACTCAAGCTTCGCGTTCCGCTGCAACGTCCCAGGCCAGGACGACGAGTGGACGGCGACTTCCGAGGGCATCCCGCTGCGGACCCTCCACAACGTCGAGCTGGTGGACGTCGCTCCCGTGCTGGACCCCGCCTACTTCGACACCTCCGCCACCTCCCGGTCCATGACCGGCGCCGTCGAGTCGCTTGCCCGCTGGGTGGACGCCGACCCGACCGAGGTCCGCAGCATGCTTGAGGCCGGCCAGGCTTCCAGGTTCTTCCGTCGCAGTGACCGTAGCTCCACTCCCCCGGCGCCACGAGTGCCCGAGGTCAGCGCTGACGCTGCGGAGGCGCGCATGGTGGATGACCCCTGCATCGCGTCCCGCAACTGGAACTACAACCTCAGTGAGGCAACTGTAGTCCCGGTCCTCGCGACGGAAGAGGACGAAGTCCGAGAGGACCCGCACGGCGACGCCGGGGACGAGGAGCTTCGCGCTCTCCGCAACCACGACGACCTGTGCAAGCAGTGGACGTCGGGCCAGCCCTGCGCCAAGGCCATGGGCCACGATGGCGACCACGCCCCGCTGTGCTGGCGGTCCCAGGAAGGGTTCCCCTGCGCCAAGGTCCAGGACCACGGCGGGGAGCACGAGCCGATTCACGTCGAGGACGGCAAGCCAGCCCGTGGCCGCCCCCCGGTGAACCGCGACGCCTCTGAGGTTGCCGACGAGACGGCCGAAGAGCAGCGCACCCTGGACGCGAATGCGGCTTTCCTCAAGCTGAGCGAGCTCCGCAGCCGAATGGTCCGCGACCTGGACGACGTTGTCGCCGTCGAGGCTGAGGACGACACAGAGGATGCTCCCGAGCCCGAGTAAAACTTCCGCTTGCACAATGGCGTGCGACGCGGCAAGCTTGTAAGTAGTAGCTGCTGAGGCCGTTTCGACGGAGCCAGCCAATCCACTCCTAAGAGAGGAAATGGCCGTGGCATCCGACCTCGCCGTTAGTCTCAAGGAAGGCGTCGACACCAGGTGGGCTGAAATCAAGTCCATGCACGCGATGCTGACCGAAGAGAAGCGCTCGTTCACCGTTGACGAGCAGACCAAGTTCGACAACATCCACAAGGCCCTGGACGCGGACGACGCCCGCCTGCGCCAGATCCTCAAGGATGAGCAGCGCATGCGCGACACCGACGCCGCCTACAACGAGGTTGCCGGCCGTCCGCGGACTGCTTCTGGCCTCGCTGGCGTCGAGACCCGCGAAGTGCAGCAGCTCAACGAGGAAATCCGCGCCCTCAGCAATGGCGAGCGCGCCCGCCCCGTGGACTTCGGCTGGGACAACCCCATGTTCAGTCGCAGCCGCATGGGCAAGCGCATGGCCATGAACATGCCGTTCTACGGCAACCCGCTGACCCCCACTGAGGCTCGTACCCTCTTCGACAACTACGTCGCGGGTGGCTCGCCGGGTTCCTTCTCCAACCCCTCCGGCGCCGGCATCGTGCCGATCGACTTCTACGACCAGCTCATCAGCTACCTGGTCGAGGTCAGCGGCATCATGCAGACCGGCCCGAGCGTCCTGAACACCACGGGCGGCGAGCCGATCCAGATCCCGATCGTCGCGCAGCACACCGGCCAGGTCTCCTCGGGTGGCGTCGGCCAGGGCAGCAACCTCTACGTTAACCTGTCGGCAGCCCAGGGCGGGACGTTCGCCACGGGTGACCCGGTGTTCTCGCAGAAGACCCTGACGTCGAACAAGTTCGGCATCCTGGTTCAGATCGCCCGCGAGCTCATCGACGACTCTGGCGTGAACCTCCTCGGGTACCTCGCGATGTCGGCCGGCCGTGCGGTCGGTAACAACATCGGTAACGCGCTGATCAACTCCAGCGCCGGCTCCGTTGGCGGCATCACGAACGGCATCCTGACCGCCCCGATCGTCGTCACGGGCGGGTCCACCACGGCGGCCAGCTTCCAGGGCGGGGGCATCACCGGCTCCTACCAGGGTTCGGCCATCACGGGCGCCCCGACGTACGCCAACCTGGTGACCATGCAGTACTCGGTCATCGCCCCCTACCGGCAGAGCAAGAGCTGCTACTGGCTCGCTGCCGACCAGAC